TTTTGGAGGAACAGGTTATTACACAGGGATAGTGATGAAAAGGACACTCAACTACTTATATTGGGTTGGATTATCAGGAAGTTCAAATTATACTTCGTCGCCACTCAGTCCAGCATTTCAAGGGTTTGGTCCAATAAACCAAGAATGTGGTGTTTAAATATAAATATTTAGTAATAATAAACGAAGTGTATAAAAAAGATTTTGAATTATTTGGATATCAAACAATAAATACTATATAGAATAGTATTTTAGTTTAAATAAATTACTGTATTTAATTAGTATAATAATGTATTTTGACATTTCACTATATGATAAAAATCAAAATGAAAAAATAAATAAAGAAAATAACACACCAACACTATGTTTTATTACAATGTGCAAAAATGAAGAACATTGTATAAGACAAACATTAGAATCAGTATATAAATATATTGATTATTGGATTGTTTGTGATACAGAATCAACAGATAATACATGTAAAATAGTAACTGAGTTTTTTAAAGAAAAAAATATACCAGGAGAATTGTTTGTAGATAAATGGTTAGGTTTTGACAAACATAAAACGTTAATGTTTGAAAGAGCCTATAAAAAGACAGATTATGTTTTACACTTAGATGCGGATGATATTTTAGTGGGAAATTTTGATAAAAAATTATTGAATAAAAAAGAAGATGATAAGTTTATGTTTAATTACATAAGAGGTTCATCAAAATTTAAAACAAGTAGTTTATATAATAATCATTTGAAGTGGAGGTATGTTGGTGTACTGCATAATATAATTATTTGTGAAGATAAAACTGACATTAAAACATCAGATATATTTTTAAACGACGACTTGTATGTTGATAATAATGAAAGAGGGTCAAGAAAATTTGACCCAAATAAATATTTAAATGATGCATTAATGTTAAAAGAACAATTTTTTGAGACGTTATATGAAGATCCTTATGGAATAAATAATAGATCCATATTTTATACGGCTCAAAGTTATATGGATGCTGGAAAAATTAAAGAGGCATTTCAATGGTACACGTTATATAATAAGGTTAAAGATAATTGGATAGAGGAAGAATTTGAGTCAAATTTGAAGTTAGGAACTTGCATGATAAAATTAGAATTTAATAGAGAAAAAATAATAAAACAATTTGAAAAGGCAATAGATATATTTCCAGATAGAGCAGAACCGTACTATTTACTTGGCAAGTATTTAAATGATACAAGTGATACAAAATCAGCTTACTACTATTTAAAAGAAGCAAAAAATAAGAATTTTGATGAAATAACAAAAAAATATATGTTGTTTGTAAATAAATATGCTTATGGAAAATATGTAAATGATGAATTATCAGTGTCTTGTTATTGGACAGATAGAGGAGAAGAGGGTATACAATTGTTAAATGAAATAATTGATGATGATGAAATGAAACATCATAGAGAACGATTAGAGAAAAACAAACAACATTTTTTAACTAAGTATAAAGTTTTTTAAAATAACTTATTTAAACCTAATCGGTATTATTAATAAAAGTATATTATGAATTTAACAGAAAAACAGATAAATAACAACTTAATTCTTGACATTAATGATACTATTATTGAAACAAAAATTAAAATAGAACATGAATACAGTAATAAGAAAGATAATAATAAAATACTAAATTGTATAAGAGATGCTCCAATGTGTAATTTAATTGTAATAGATAATTTTTATTATAATGCAATGGAAACTAGAAATTTTATTTTAAAACAAGATTTTTCATTAGAGGGAAATTATCCAGGTAAAAGAACAATATCATACGCAAATTTGCAACTAAAAGAAATAATACAAAAATACGTAGAACCATTTGGTGGAAAGATAACACAATTTCCAATTCCAAACTCAAAAACTAGCTCTGAAAGAATAGACAATGGTTCTTTTCAGTATACAACAAGTAGAGATAGATCTTGGGTTCATTATGATGGTTGGAATAATTGGGCCGGTGTATTATTTTTAACTCCTGACGCCCCAATTACATCGGGTACTGGATTTTATAAATTTAATGATGGTTCAATGTGTCAGCAAGAAGGAAATTTATTGAATAATAAGGAGGACACGGATAAATATAGTCAAGATTTAACAAAATGGACTTTGGTAGATATGGTAGGTAATGTATTTAATCGTTTAATTTTATTTAATTCAACTAGATATCATATGTCTATGGATTATTTTGGTGATAAAAAAGAAAATGGAAGATTATTTCAAGTATTCTTTTTTTCAACTGAGAAATAAAAATATAATAATTAAATTGTTTAAGATGATTTAATTATTAATAATCTCGTAATTATCGCAAGATTTATATTGAAACATAAAATATTTAATCAATGTTTTTGGAGTTTCGTCTATAAACGCATAACATTTAAAACGATAAAATCCATAACTATCCAATAAATTTTGCAAATATACTAGTTTGTGTTTGTTATCAAGAAGTAAAAAATCATTTTGTTTGTCTGCATATAGTAAAGTAATTTTGTCTTTATTTAAAATCAGAGAATCTAAACCAATTATACAATATTGTTTGTTATAATCGTTATTTACTATTTTATTGCAATATTTGTGTTCGTATGTGTCATCTCGGCTCCAAATTTTACTATGATTGTAAATATATTTCTCATCTTCATAAGCATCTAATTTTTTCATTTCATTGTGAATATTAAAATTGTTGTAATAAATTGGACTAATATATTCTGGTCCAATGCGATTAATTTCTTTATTACGTATTAGAGAAAAATTGTTATTATCATTATTTATATATTGAATATATCCCATTTTATGTATTTTAGCTATTTTTGTATTCATTGCTGTTCTTAATATAATCTCATAATCATCGCATATAGGTAAATATTCGCAAAAATTACCTATTTTTAATAACACATCTTTTCTCCAGATTCTAGGATGATTTGGACAACAAGCCAAGTGACTTAATGTAATATTGTTAATATTTGGTGTATTATACACATATACCCATTTATCATTGTATTTTTGACAATAATATGAGCCATAACCTTTACAAATAACTGTGTTATAAAAAAAATTATCACCATTTTCATATATATTAATAAAATCCATATAGATAAAGCCAATTTCAGGGTTAGTATCAAAAAGTGTTGCAGAGTCTTCTAAAACAAATGGTAAAATTTCGTCGTCGTGGTCTAATTCTAATAAATATTTTCCTCTACATAATGCAACAGCTTCATTTTTAATATTACCGATATACCCATTATTTTCAAAACGTCTATATAATCTAATGCGAGCATCTGTTAATATATTTTCCTTTAAAAAAATAAAATTTTTTTCGTCTGGTGAATCATCCATAATAATCCATTCCCAATTAGTCAATAATTGATTTTTTAAACTATTATATGCTCTTATAATTTTTTCAAAAGAATTGAATGCTGGTGTAAATATTGAAAAAATTGGTCTAGTTTCATCTCGTTCTAGACAACAAATATCAATATATTTTTTATTTACAAATTCATTAAAATTATTTATATCTGTAATGTCAGTCATAAATATAATGCGATTTGACAAATTTTCTTTATAACTATTAAAATCTGATAAAATTTTGTCTCGTTCACTTGAGTCTTTTTCGTATATAATTAACATGGGGTATATTTGTTTATAAAATTTATTGAGCTTTTCCTTTTTGTTGACTATGTGTAATGTACAATTTAATTTATATGAGTTGGCTTTAAAAAATAAGTCTATATTTGCATATTTATCGTCACGAAAAAATAAAATAAAGGGATATTTCATTATTTATTATATTTAAGTTTTTTTTAAATTAATAATAAGTTTATTAATGTAATATATGTCATTTGTGTATCTTCTTGAATCGTCAGATAAAGCTACATATGTAGGAGCAACTGTGGATGTAGACCGGCGTCTAAGGCAGCATAATAAGGAAATAAAAGGTGGAGCACACGTGACGGGTGCAAAAGTGGCCAAAGGCGAGATTTGGCACAGAGTTTGTTATGTGAAGGGATTTCCAGATTGGCCAGCGGCATTACAATTTGAATGGCGTTGGAAACAATTGAGCCGCAAATTACCTGCAAATATGGTTCCGGTTGAACGACGAAAAATGGCATTAGAACAATTGCTCGCATTAGAGAGACCCACTACAAAAGCTTTGGCTTATAGTGAATGGCCTTCTCCGCCAGAAATAGTATGGGAAGATTTGGAGGTTTAAAACATAGATAATAAATTATAAACTATCTAAAAATATTTGCTGTTATTAATATAAGTAGAATGAATCTACTAATATTATTTTCATTATCAGTATTTATTGGATTAGCATCGGGCATCCAAACTTTAGATGGTAAGATATTAGTTGTAGAGAGAAGAACACAGGCATCTGGAGCATATGGTGGTTCTTCAAAATACGGTTCTGGTCCTGCATCTGATTATAGCTCAAAAACAAATACCCATTATAAAAGATCTCCAACAAGTTATGGTTCTGGTGTTGAGTCCAAATACTGTACCAAAATGGGTTCTTACAAAGGAAGTTTGCATTTTAAAAAAGGTTACAATTCTGCGACACATGGTTCAGGTGCAATGCATGGGTCTTATAACCATGGGTCTGCTTCAATACATAACTCCTATAAACATGGTTCAGGGGCGACGCATAAGTCAGATTCAAAATATGGTTCTTATAAGCATGGTTCTTATAACCACGGGTCTACTGCTGTTCATGGTTCAGGTGCAACGCATAAGTCAGATTCAAAATATGGTTCTTATAAGCATGGTTCTAACGCGGTTCACGGGTCTTCTACGCACGGATCTAAGCATGGTTCGGGGTCTATTTTTTATAGTTCAAAATATATTTGGCACTCATCTGGTGCAATTGGTTCCAATACAAGACATGGGTCATCTAAGATGTATTCGCAACCTGCAATGAGTGGTATAAATGGAGGAGGTGGCTCTAAAAGTGGAAGTGGAGCAAAAGGTGGAAGCGGGGCCAAAAGTTCATATAGACCGTATAATCTTTTTGCACCAACTATGATGCCAACCGAGGCATTACCACCAATTTGGACTCCTCCTCCACCGACAAATTTTCCAACAGATACAACCAATATTCCTAAGATTCCACTTAGTTTTGACAAGCCAACGAGTGGAGGAATAGAAGTGCCTCAAATTCCGTTATCATTTCAAATTCAACAAGGAGCAAATGGTTGGTCTCAATATCCAGACTCACCGCCTGTTACAAATGCGATAACAATAGTTGCAGCAAAAATAGCAGGAGTAGCCGAATCAGCAGTAACTAATATGAAGATTGCGAGAAAAAACAGAAGATCTCTCTCAACTGCGGTTACTATTACTTATGATATTACAACAACTCCGGAATCAGTTGGTCAAAAAACCCAAGAAACAACATATGATATGCTTATTAATAAGCTGCAATTGGCAGTTAAAAGCAATAATTTTTCTATGGACTTGCATAAAATGGGTGTTTTAATGAATATAAGTTCTATAAGTTTTTCAGAATACACTGTTTTTTATCCCACTATGACGCCAACAATACAACAAAATGTTTTGACAAGTGGTGGTGCAACAAATAATACCAACACAACAGAAAGTTTAATTATAGGAATAGGCCTTTTATTAGTATTATTCACAATGGGAGCATTTGGTGTATTATTGTATAGGCGTCACATTTCCAAGGTTAATAAAAAAGAAGTAGAAATAGAACCAAGACCAGAGGTTTCCATGGTTGAAAGACCGGTGTCATTGGCAAGAGTAAGTAATCCCATGATAGATGTTATACCAAATCAAATAAACAGAATTAGCTTTGACCATACAATTTATCCACACAATGAGTAAAATAACAAAATAACAAAATAACAAAATAAACAATATAAAATAATCGCGTGATTATTTTATATGAACCATTCGGTGTGTGTAGCGTTTCTAATAATGAACATTATTGGAATGATTTCAAGCTTTGGTCATTTTGCAAATGTAAATGAAAGAAAGCGATATTCAATTTCAAAACCGAGGAATATTGGAATTAATAATGAAAATACAGAAAATCCTATAAGGAACCCAGATTATATTCCAGAGAAAAACGAGACTATTTTAAGTAATAGTCCTACAACCCGAAATTATAACCCTTTTAAGCCAAAATCTATTTATAATGAGAAAATTCGCAGGTTAAATTCAAAAAACTTGACAGAACGAGATTATGCAATTATGGGCGAAGAAGGAGCGAAAGAATACGATGAAAACTTGGATTTCTTAGAAAGATTAATAAATGGTGGAATAAATGCATCAGAACCAGAATATCCTCCAGGACCCCATCGTAGAAGAGGAGGTTTGCGAATTGTTATTAACCGTGGAATGTTCAATCAATTTACAAATAATGAAGATAATGACGAGGATGATATGTTTGGAAGAGGTAAGAGCCGAGATAGAAAATCGGAAAATTTTGAAGTTGTAACAAAATATCCAGTAAAATTCGCAGATATTGGTGGGTTTGATAAAATAAAAGTAGAATTAGCACAATGTGTGGAGTTTCTCTCTAATTACACCAAATATTCTCAATATAATGTGAGAGTTCCAAAGGGGCTTATCCTAGAAGGTCCTCCTGGTAATGGTAAAACTCTCTTGGCAAAGGCACTTGCCGGCGAGGCTAAAACAGGATTTATTGCAGTTTCTGGTTCAGAATTTCAAGACAAGTATGTAGGTGTTGGTTCTTCAAGAGTGAGAGAACTTTTTACTCTTGCAAAAAAGAATGCTCCGTGTATTATTTTTATTGACGAGATTGACGCAATTGGTAGAAAACGTTCTGGGGATGGAGAATCTTCATCTAATGAGAGAGATAGCACGCTGAATGAGCTTTTAGTTCAGCTAGATGGTTTCAAAAATAACACTGGTATTTTTCTTGTTGGTGCGACAAATCGTGCAGACTTGTTGGATCCGGCATTGGTCCGTCCTGGTCGCATTGATAAGCGTATCTATATTGGTCTTCCTGATGCTGCAACGCGTGAATCTATTCTCACCGTACATACAAAAGGTAAACCATATGATGATTCAATTGTAATAAAAGATATGGTAGATTTAACTATGGGATTATCTGCTGCTCAAATTGAGAATCTGTTGAATGAGGCAATGTTGAATGCTCTTAGATATGATAGAGACGTATTTACATCACAAGATGTTGATATTATTATGAATAAAATGATGGCAGGATGGCAACCAACAGACCATCAATTTACTTCAGATATTATTGACCACATTGCACTTCATGAGATGGGCCACGCTGTCATGGGTTTAGTTGCAAAACATCATTCAAAAATGACAAAAGTTATTATCAATTTGTCGTCGCCAAAGAGTCCAGCATACACGGTATTTGAGGGTTCAACTTCAAGTATTTATACTAGGGAAGCTCTTTTTGAGCATTTGGCTATCTTATTGGCTGGTAGAATTGCAGAAGAAATCTTTTTTGATGTGAGCATAACAACTGGTGCGATCAATGATTTTGAGGAGGCTTTCAAGTTGGCAGAAAAGATGATTGTTTATTATGGAATGGGAAAGCATAACATTATTTATCCTAGTTTGAGTGATAAGTATAAGGAAATGATTGATAACGAAGTTGTTGATTTGATAGATGATGCGAATAAATATGCAACTTTTATTTTGAAGAACTGCAAGGAGCTTATGTTAGAGGGTGCTGAAATGTTGAAGAGGGATAAACTTCTAAAGGCTGAAACGCTAATCGCACTTATTGATACCAAATACCGTGACTTATTTGATTTGAAGTATTGCAAAGAAGATGAATAATATTAACTTTACTTATAATATATGGAATATTTACCACCATCATTTTATGCACATGGACTTAATGGAATACTTTTATTTGTTGCGTTAATTATTATCGTTTCAAATTATTCAAGATTAGCTAAACTAGATTCTTATCCAGGAAGAACCGCGATATTAATATTATTGTTATCAATTGCGATTGGAATTCATGGAATATCTCATTTGGGTCTAGAATATGTATATGGATTTAATCCAATGAACTATTTTAACCAGTAAAACAGAAACCGGAAAACAATAAAATAATAAAATAAAAATTGATTTTATTATATTAGTTTAATGATAAAACCACTGATATTCTTTATGGCACTAGCAATTGCTCCAGAGTTAGTAGAGGGATTTAGGACCTATTTTAAGAGGTGTATTCGTGGTTATCATTTGATTAATTTAGACCCAATTAAGGAGGCTGTGTGGGAATCTATAAACAGCCAAGTTCTTACGCATTCAGGTGGAACTGTATATGAAAAAAGCAGTGGTTCACATGCACCGGGAAGTGACATTTCAAGTAACATAGGAAATTTCTCAAATAAGTCGGTAAAATATGAATCGCCAAAACGTGACCATTTCAATATTAGTTCTTATAGACTAACAACTGTTTGTTCAGCTGATAGTCCAGGAAATATTAGTGAAATTATTGCGGAGATTAATAAGCGAAAGAATTTTCAATACTATTCCATCATTGCAAGAGATGAATCGGAAGATAAAATTTATTATGATTGGTATATATTACCCGCGGATCATCCAGCGTTGGACCCAGCAAGTTATACATGGGAGCCAATGTTGGGAAAACGCGGTAAAAAAAAGGATATTCAAGTGGGATGGAATACAAATGTAGTAAATGGTTCCAGTATGAGCATATCTTTTAGTATGTCATCACAATTGTGGATTTCTCTTACAATAACGGATGAAATGAAAGAGAATTATATTGTGGCAACAACACAAGTAAAGAAGCAAATATTAATGGATTATGTCGCACTTTCAGAGCATTTTCCAGATGAATCAGTTATTATATAATTAATAACACATTATTTTAACACACCCCCATATTGGCCAACTGGAAAACCAATCAGATATTTTTGGTTTTGGGTATGTATTTATATGTCTATGTCTATTTCTATGTCTATGTCTACTGTTATTTTTATTTTTATTCCTAGGTTTAACTGGATAGTAGAATTCTTGTTGAGGATAGTGAAATTCTTGTATATTTGAAACTGGTTGTATTTTAATGTAATAGTATGGAGACATTTTGGATAGCTTTTAAATTTAATTTAAACGTTATCTTAAAATCAATTTTTATTTAAAAATTTTATTTTTATTTTGAGAATTCAACTTTTGCACCGCGTTTAATATTCAAGGCTTTGCAAGTTCCGCCGGGCATTTCAATAACCAAGTCTCCCTTTCCTGGATAAGTTTTGCATTCTTCTGTTTTACAAGGAGGACAATTATGATATATTTTTGTTATTTTTCCATTATGAATAAATATGACATCCAATGGAACTATGCAATTTTTCATCCAGAATGCGGATTCTGGTTTATTCATAACAAATAATAACGCATTAAATTCGCCAGTAAATTTTCTACCCATCATTCCGAGCATAATTTCTCTCTCAGTTCTTAAAATTTTTGTTTTAAATATGTGTTGATTTATATGTGTTTGAATATACATATATAAATCCAATATTATTTTTTATTTTTGCTTTTTAGTTTGTATTCTGTTGTTGAATAAGTTGTTTCATTTCATCAATTTCATTAGTTTGAGTATTAATAATTTTCTTAGCAAACTCGCGAACCTTAGGAGAGATAGATGGTTTTTCAAGTAAATTTTTACTAGTAAATAAAGCCATATCATGATGTTCAATCATTTCTCTCAAATAGTTGACTTCATTAACCGCAATTTGTCTTCTATAAAGCCATAATGAAACAATAAAACATAAGAATAAAGGTATATAATATTTCCAATTTACAGTTTGATTGTGCATGTCATACATAAGGACTTCTAAAATACCCATAATAAATGCCATTACACACGACAAGTAAATTTTACTTAAATTGTTTGTAATATTTGCGATGTCGTTTGTCATGACATTGGACATAATGAAATAATGTGTTAAAAATCCACTAATAATCATATAACCCGCAGAATAACTTAAAGACATGCCCATCATTTTCATCTTATATTACATTACTATAATTTTTTAATGCTTAATTTTTCTGGTAGTATTTTTCTTGGATTTTGCGATGAAACTGCGAATTTTTTGTTGTTGTTCGCAAATCATATCAACAATATCTTGAAAGTAGCTGCGAAATTCCTTTCGCATTTTCTTCAAGTCATCTACGCATATCCATCTAATTTCAGCCTTTTCAAAGATTTTAGTTCGTTTAATAATAGCTACATCAAGACGTTTTTGAAGAAATCGTTGATTATTGTTATAGTAATAAGGTAATGCGTGGTCATAATCCATTTTAAAGATGTGCATTCGGTAAGTACTATGTCCGGAGCTTTTGTAATCAATATTATATGTTCCGTTTTTTTTTAACATTTTAGACAAATCAGCATCGCTTCCTAAAAATCCAGTTAATTCTTCTCCACCTTCACGAATTGCAGTTTGAATATAAGTTTCAGAATCATCTGTTCCTCCACCAAAATCGCTCCATCCAGGGGTATCACAATACTCGTGTTCTTTTCCGAATAAGAAATATAATTTGTTTTTATGAATGCAAGTTGGTAATATTCCAGCGCCCATAAATTATAGCAATATTATTTTTCTCTATGCGAAATATATGAAGAAGATTAAAACAATACGAAGAAAAATAAATAAAAGAAGCAAAAATAAGAATAAGAAACGAGTAACAAAAAGAAACAACAAAAAAATTCACGTTGTAAAGAGTAAAACGCCAAGAGATATTGAACGTGCTAGTTTGGTAATTGCAAAATCATTAAAGCATCCAAATACTGCACATGGAATTGAGAACCCAATACAGAATCATATTATGGGTTTTGGTAAAGTTTCATCTTATGCACCAACAATTAACCAAGATTTGGTGACTTTAAAATCCATACCTAGAGAGAAAATTTCAGACTGTAATAATTCAAGAGCGTTTAAATTAGAAGAACCCTTAAAAATAGCGATCCCAGGATCTTATTATGGTAATAATTGTCATAAATATTCAACACAAGAAGCACAAAAATTTTTATTACATAATCTCTCGGCAAATAAACATATAAATCCAGACATTATAGTTCCTCCAATTCAGATACAATCAAATTGTTGGTTTAATACAATGTTTGCTACTCTTTTTATTAGCGATAAAGGTCGCAAATTTTTTCATTATTTTCGCGAATTAATGATAGAGAGTAAACAAGCAAATGGCACACCAATTCCGGAGAAGCTTGCTGATGCATTCGCTCTTCTCAATTTTGCAGTTGAATCAGCATTAACTGGATCAAAATATGCATACGAGTTGAATACAAATAGCATTATTAAACAAATATACGAGAGCATACCGGATAAATATCATAAGATATATCCTTATGTTGTTGGTGTTGATGCTGCAAGTAATCCAATAAGATATTATGGAAGTATTATAACTTATTTAGATGAGCATTCTCTGCAGTTTTTGTTTATCTCTCAATTGAAAACGGATTGGAGGAATCGTGTAGAACCAGAGTTGAGCAAGTTACAACACAAACCACATATTATTATATTAGAGATATTTGATGACGAGTCAAAAAAGATTGAAAAGCCTGAGACATTTGCTGTATTAGGAGGAGAATATAAGTTGGATAGTTGTGTTATAAGAGATACAACGCAGCAACATTTCTGTGCAACTATAACATGCGAAGGTGAAGAAATGGGTTATGATGGCATGAGTTTTCATAGATTAGTGCCGATGAAATGGAAAGATACAATAAATCAGGATAAAAAGTGGGAATTTGAAGGATCCAATAATACAGATGGAACACCATTAAAATGGTCATTTAAAGATGGTTATCAATTATTATTATATTATCGTGTTAAATAATGTGACTAACGAGGTTTATTTTTTTATTTTCATATATTAGTATGACTTTAACAAAAAAAATAAACTATAAAAACAATCAAACAAGAAGATACAGAGGAGGAATGTTGCAGACTTTAAGAGGAATGTTAAATAGAGGGCGATCTACTGCCATTGCACCTGGAGGTCCTCCTCCTCCACCACCTCCGCCACAAATATCTGCAGATAATGTCCGCCTATTTAACGCTTTAAATCTTGGGTGGCAGATTCAGCCAGATTCCACGGATTATGAGATTTTCAATGTTGCACAAAATGCAGATGACCTTACAATTAGAGGGGCTTATGCAACTATTGCAAATGCTATAAGACCATTTGCAGAAGCATCAGCACCAGAAAGGAGGGAATATTTGAGGTTAAGAACATTTTTAAGAGATAAACGCGATAATTTATTAGACCCAGCTCTTAGACAAGAATATGATGAATTATTAAGATTATATCCTAGAGTGCCTCCAAATCCTCCTACCCCACCACCGAGTCCTCCGGGGACACCAAGAGGACCACCAGTGCCGCCGGTTGCTCCTCTTGGAGTTCCTCCACCAGTTGTTAGAGGAGCAAATGTAACTTTTGCAGGGACACAAGTACCAAATAATATATTAAAACAATCGGGAGCTGTTCCTCCACCAATCTTGCAAACTAATGTGGGGCGAATACTTTTAGATTTTATAGAATTTGTTAATAGAGATTTAAAAAGTAAAGGTAAAAGAGCACCTGCAGAAGATGTTAGATTGGCAAACAATGTAATTAATACGGCTGAAAAAATGTTAGATTACCCCGAATCTTCAAATTTGGAAAATTATATTCAGTTAACATTATTTCTTGATAATGCAGCTATTGCTCCTTTAGTTTTAGCATTGAATCAGACTTTACAAGATAGGAAGGGTCGGTTTGATAGAGAAGAACCATATGATGTAACTGAACATTTCCAAAGTCCCGCTATGCCAGACGAGGTTGGTAAAATAATTCCAAGGCGTTTTTTATCTCTTATGGTTTTATCTTCAAGAATGTGTTTAAAGTACAAATTAAAGGCAAATCCAGAGTGTGAATTGTTTGTAAGATTAAATGAATTATTTCAAGAAGGTAACGGACCAAATTTTAATTCAGCTAATATATCAAGAGTATTTAATGATTTTATAAGAACAAATTCGGCGTTTACAAATGATTATGTTAAAAGATTAATAGACGGAGAGAGAATGTATGAAATTTATAGAGCAAATTATTTTCAAGCAGATAGAGAGATATCAAAGCAATTACTAAAGGCAAGACTAGATAAATGGTTAAAAGTTGTACAGATAACAGATATTATAATAGATGTACCAGTATCATATTTATTCAACAGGTATACAAATAAAGAGAAGGATAGATTAAATAAAGAATCATCTATTTGCAGGACAGTATCAGAATTTTCTGATAAGATAGGAAAACCAACTACAATGTATCCCTTATTACCTCCATCTGCGTTTAATATTGAACAAAATGATAATATTGATTTTGATAAAATCAATGAATATTTATACAAGATATCTCCACCTGCAGTAAAGAAAAGGGCTGATAAGGCTCATAAGAAGTCATTAAAAAAGAAAAATAAGCTGCTCGGGAAGGGGTCTTAAAAATATTAAAATATGCATAAATATTATATGAAGCGTTTGTTTCATATAATAATGGCGACAGTTGCATTATTTGCAAGTTCAACTGTGGATATGAGTGTAGCAAATACAGCTGTTTGGTTAAGTGGTGCGTCATATTGTGGAATGGAAAATTACAAGACAATGGAGTTGGCTGGCCCGGCTAAAAATTTTCAAGTAACAGATATTTTATATGACGAAGAAACGGATTTGCAGGGTTATGTAGGGTTATTAAAGGAAACGAAGACAATTTATGTAGTATTTCGCGGTTCATCATCAAGATTAAATTGGCGTGCTGATTTTGAGATAATAAGGAGAGATTATGACTCGTATCCAGAGTGTGACTGTTCAGTGCATACCGGGTTTTACAAGGCAACAATGAATTTAAAAGATGAAACAATATATGCAGTTTTAAACTTAAAGAGAGAGACGGGATATAAGAAAGTAGTAGTAACAGGGCATTCGCTTGGTGCAGCAGTTGCACAGTTAATAGGGATGGAATTATTTGCAGTGGATATAGATAATGAAGTATATAATTATGGACAACCGAGGATAGGGAATGATAAATATGCTGTGTTTGTGAATGAAATAATAAAATCATTGCGTCGTTTTACACATGATAGAGACATGGTTCCACATATTCCGCCGCGGGATGTTGGGTACCTACATTCATGTAGGGAAGTTTTTGAAGATAAAACGGGAAATATAAAAGAATGTAGTTCGGCGGAGTGTGAGGATCCTCACTGTGCAGACCAATATCGCTTGTCGCAAACTAATACTGAAGATCATAGCTATTATCTCGGCCATTTCTTGGATTGTTCAAATAGCACTTATGTATAATAAGCGTCTTGTAAAAACTTGAACGCCGTTAATAAAAATAATTGTATTATTCATCTTATTTTAATATGATAAAATAATAAAATAAGAACAATAATCTTTCTATTATAAATGACCCATAACTTAGAAAACCCAATTATAATTAGAAAAAAGATGTATTATGATGAATATGAAAAAATATATGGAGATGGGTTTTATCCGCAATTAAAACCATTTTCTAATATATGCAGTTGCAAAAGCGTTATTGTTTCTTTTAGATTAATAAAATATAATCTAAACTGTGATTTGGCATGGGTGCAAATGGACGGCTCTGTTATATATGGATTTGACGGAAATAACGGAATAGAATTATTGAATTCATTAAATGCAGAATCTAAAGTGAAAGCAATAAGAATTCTAAATTCAGGTGGCCGTCCTATTTATCCTGTAATACCTTATTTGTCCACTTATAGAGCCATTGTCCAAAGCATGAAATATTAGTTATATTATAGTGGGGCATTGTCGTCCTTTTTATATTTCAATAATCCAGTTATCTTCTTAGATGAAAACAAGTAGAATATGACACCCATAATAACACCAATAACTCCGCCGCAAATTACCTGTAAAATAGTGTGATTCTTGTATTTAACACGCTGGCAAGCAGTGTTTAATGCAATTGCGAGGTAAATTGCAGTAATAATTGGATTTCCTAGTGCAAAGAAAATAAATCCAACTGAATAAAACGCTCCTTGAGCATGACCAGAAGGCATTCCATATACATCAAATCCCATTCGTTTTCCTTGTGCAATAGATGCATTAAATATGTGCAAGTCTTCAGATGGACGTGGTTGCTGTATAAGGCTCTTCAATATGATGTTAACTCCAATATTTAAAACATATCCAATTATATAATATGTTAGTAAGGTCGTCTTATTTTTAAGTAACAGCATTGTTGCTAAGAGTAATACAAACGGACCTAAATAGCCAATAATATCAAACATTTTTTTTATATAAAACCATATATCTGGGAATCCCATTGTGTTATATTATGAAAACATTATAATAGCGGCTAAAATATAATATTAAGTTTTTATTTGTTTTTTTCTTTTTATTTCCTTGATTTTCCATTCCTTTTTGTCTGTCTTCTATTTTTTTTGTGTTGTTTTTGTTGTTTGCGTTTTTGATTGCGATTTCGCGTTTTTCTATTTTTTCTAGTAAAACCACCATTTACACCCATATTTTGTCTATTAGCCCATTGACTCGCTTGGGTGCGTTGAACTGTTATATCAATTATTCTGGCAATATGATTGCGATATTCTTGAAAATCTGATAATGTATTATTTAATATTTGTCTAAGTATTTCTTTTTGTTGTTCTAAGGTTGGTTCTATAACGCGACTTCCGGTTAATTTGTATAACAAATTTTCATAAACAAGTTTATATGTGTTACTTTTTTGCTTAAATTTATTTAATATTTCTTCTATTAGACGTGGTTCCAATAAATCAAGTTTTTCGCCAAGTAAACTATAATTATAATTTGGTTGAGCACGCCTAACTGGTTGAGGTTCAAAAAGGGCAGATGCGCCAGCAGGTTGGTCCATTTATATAAACAAATAAATAAAAATTTTAAAAGGTGGTTAATATTGATACAGATTTTCACTAATAATTGTGACGCACCAATCGCAACCATTTAAATTCACAATATTTCCTTTATCATCAAGTAATTTTATTCTCATACGACTTATATTTACAGGACCAAAATAAATACGTTTATTATCTTGCATAGAACCACCAAATTCAACATTAACATCTCCTGTTTTCATATTACCTAATTTAATGGGAAGAATTGCAAATGTGTCAGAAACCACTGGTGATTTTAATTTATAATTGTAAGTTCTCTCGTTATTTTTAATAATTTCATTGATACTATACAGTTGAGACTGGGTGAGTGTTCTAGGAGCACTTGGTAATACACGAGGTGATGCTGAATAAGTTGCATTTAACTTATCCATTATTAATGTCCCGGCGTCTTCATCATTTGCTAATTTTGCACTATTTAAAAACACATTTGACCCTACTGGATTTGCTGGAACACATATATAAGGAAGGTCGGGAGAATAATAACTGGGTAATTTTAACACTTTTGACGTTTCGGTAATACCAATTAATCCGTTGTTAATATGATTTTGATTCAAATCATCAATAACTAATATAAAATATTTTGGACCATATAAATCAAGAACTGCAATTGCGGGATTTCCACTTTGTTTTATATTTTCAACAGGAACGCGAAATCCTAGAACCCAACCAAGCGTTTGATTTACAGCCATGGATGAACCACACTTAGCGTTGCAAGATAAATCAGAAGTCACATCAAAAAAAGTTATTATTGTTCTTTGGTTAACGGTTAAATCATTATAGGTTGCCCCATATAAATTAAAAGTTAATTTACCATTATTTGGATTAATATAAACAGGTACACTTGGTACTGAACAAAGTGCACTAACTGTTGTTGTATCTATTCCAGCTGCATCAATTGCATCTGTTAATGCAGTAACAATTGTAGTATTTGTGTAATTTCCTGGGTCAATAGATATTTTAACACTCGTAATTGTTTCTCCAGCATCATTTACAAAGGTCAACCAAAAACAAGTATTACCATATATATTATCAATAACATACCAAGTATAAGGAATAGAAAATGAATATAATCTGAGAGAAATAACATTCAATAAAGGTTCAGATAGTTCTAGCGTATAATCAGTGGCGGTTTCACTAGGATTTGTAGATTGTCTATACTGACTATCTAGAATAATAATGCGAGAAGTTGTATTTTTAAGATTAGGATTTAATACATCCTGTGCAACATCAACATTAAATGTATTAGAAACACCAAGTTGTTCTCTCTTCATTGGGACATGAGGATCATTGAATACATTAATTTTTTGTTTCCTCTCGGTTATTTTATTTTTTTGAACAGAATCTTTTTGTTTTAAAGCTTCATTTTGATACCAATTATCACTTTGCTCTTTAGCTGGACCCAATTCTGCAGTAATTGGGTCTTCGCTATCTAATTCCTCGGCATAATTGAGTAATTCAGCTTTCATATCGCGAAAAAAATTAACCATATCAGGATTTTTTTCCTTGGTGAATTTATCAATATATTCATCAGTTTTTTTGGTAATTTGTTCTGGATCAGGATTATCTAAATCAAGAATGGTTAATAGTTCAGAAACAGTATAATTTTCAATATTTGTGTCTATTTGTGGCATGTATATATTGTATATTATTATTTTATATTGAAATCGGGACACTTTGTTGGTCATGGTGCTCTTTTTTTAGTTCCTTTTTTTCAGCGATTTCCTTGTAAAAGTAGCTTACAAATATTTCCTTTAATTCTTTTTCTATATTCATTCCTGCAAACAAATCGTGCTTCAAAAGCTTTTCTGGAATTGTTTTAATTCCTGAACCTCTTTTTAAATGACTCTTTCCTTTGAAAAGAATATTGTCCAATGCTTTTACGATTCTGGAATTAGATTGTTTTAATTCACTTCTGCTGAGTCTATATCCGCCCTTATAAACATATGCATTGTAATTTGAATCTTCATAAAAACGGTCACGTCTATTAAAATTATGATTTGGAATGTTTTTTATAACGCCAATTCCCTCTATTTTGTTGCGTGTATTATTCATTTCTACTACAAATACGAGAGAATTCGCTGGAATTTTTTGAGATAAGGGAGTTGGTGCACAGTAAATACATCCTGAATATTTCTCTCGTTCGCGATATAAACAATTCTCTTGCCAAGTTTTCGCATTGAATCTTGTTGAAGCTATTGTAGTCATTGTTTAATACAAAATTATTATTGAGATTTATATGTCAATTTTTATTCTAACAATATAAATATTATTATGGAAACAATTACGACCATTTCAAAAGCATTTAATAACAAGAATCTTAAGCGGATTGTCAATGTTTATCAGCCTAAATACAAAAATAGTGTTGCACAAGGTCTAGGAGATTATATTCGCGGTTGTTTTTGTCTTATGCAGATATGTGCAATGTTAGGATTAGGCTTTGACATGGATTTAACCAATCATCCCATGTCAAAATATTTGATTCAACAAGAATCAGAAAAGGAGAGAAAATATAATATAAACTATCCTGAGGTATCTAGATATGAAAACACAAATTATGTTCCCGTAAATGCAACAACATATAGTAAAAATTCTATTAATTTTTTTATGGAGTTTGTGAATAACTTGAACTCTATGGGAAATGCTGACTCTTTCTTTACATTTTGCCACAGTTTTCCTATATTTGATGTGCAAGACGTGGGTCGCAAATTTATTCTAAGTAAATTATTACCGAATGAATTGATGCAAACAGCTATAAAAGAACGATTAAACCATCTTGAACTTATTCAAAAACGATTTGCAGTCATTCACATAAGAAGTGGTGACAAATATTTATTAAATAATGGAAATATAAATTCATTTGTCCTTAAAAAAATAGTCGGAATATTATCAAAAAATATGAAAGAGGGAACAAAGTATTTGATTTTAAGTGATAATAATCAAATAAAGTTGCTTTTAAAAAAGATATTTCCTCAAGTAGTCATTCAACTTACAAAAATTGCACATTTGGGAGAATCAGTTAACCCGGATGATGATGCTATTATGGAAACAATGTTGGATTTTTATCTTATGTCAAACGCATTTCAAATTATCAGTTTCTCTCCATATAACTGGGGGTCTGGATTTAGTCAGTGGTGTAGTGTTCTATACAAGATTCCTTATGTGCAGATTCAAGTGTTGGATAGGTTATCTTAGATTACCATTCTTTTAAAATTAATTTTATTCGGGTCACCACCGACATGAAAGTTGTGACTTCCGTGAAAGTATTTGAGTTTATCAAATTTCATGTAATTATTTGGGTCACAAAAATAGAATAATAATTCGCCCCATAAAGGTAGGTCTCCCCATCTAAAAATATAAATATAATTGAGCGTTTTTACCTTTTCAATACATTTTTGTGCGAGTGTATTTATTCTTAAACGTGCAAGATTTAATCCAATTACATTTGTATATGGTCCTGATGGTCTGTGTGGTATAATTGGTAGAGTTATTTGCATATTTTCTTTTATAAATTGTTCGGTAAATTTGTTTAATCCGTGTGTAACAAAATCGTGGTCTCTTGTCCAAGCCCCGTATATGGCCGTTTTATTTTGAAGATGATAAAATAGTTCTGGAATATTAAATTCAATTACACAATCTTCATCAATGCGTAATATCATCTCATACTCTTTTACAAAGTTCCAGAAATCAACGAACCAAAAAGAGCACATATGTCTATAATTTAAACCAAATGTCTTTGTTGGTTCAAAGAATGAGATTTCTTTTTTATCATCTTTAAAAGCATGTTCTTTAATGCATATAAATTTTAAATTGAGTTTTGGTGTAAATTGCGATATATATTTCTGATGAAGTTCTAAAATATTTCCCTCATGAAAGATGAGTATATCAATACCCTGAAGAGATCCTAAATTATTAGCAATTGAAATATTGCGTTTTATAAGAGTGTTATATTGCTGCAAGTTTTGATAACCTCGGGTTAAAACTGCAACTGCCATTGTTTTTATAGCATCTGATTCTTGCATATAAATTATGTCTTTTTATTAAAAGGCATAATTTTACTCATTTATTGTAGTTTTTTGTTTGTTTATATATAATGCTCAAGAGTCGTAGAGTTAAAAGAGGTAGAGTTATAAGAGGAAAAACTAATAGAAGGCGTCAAAGAGGAGGATTTAATCGTAGAGATATTGTTTCTGTGAGAGGTATTGTTGTAGGTGTTAATGATGATGAAACTGTTAATGTTGCGTTTCACGATAAAAGTCATTCAAGAACTGATGTTAGTAATATACCAAATTCGTCTGTTACTTTTGTTAGACCGGGAAAAGAATTTAGAGTTAGCCCGGTTACAGTTGAACCTCCCGCTGAAGCTCCGGTTCCAGCTACTCAAGGTTCAAGATTTAGGGTTAGACCATTGCCTGCTGAGTATAGATTTTAGGCGAGAACCTCTCGGACCTTATCCTCCAAGCACTGATACCTAGGCTTGTTCATCTGCTCTACAAGGATGGACCATGGGGTGCAACCCTGAAGAGCGTCCAAACCCTTCTCGCAGAAGAGATTGAGAAGAGCTGGGCTGAACCCAGACATCATGCTCACATTCTTTTGGGAGGAAAGACAAGGGAATCCGCTGATAGACCGCAAGTTCCAGAAAAGGATGTGAGGAGGCTTGAAAGGAGTGCCCCAAAGCCTTTCACCCGTCTCGGCATACTTACGCTCCATTATTTCGTAGAATGTCTCCATGTTCTTAGGGGCCTGCACATTATGGTCATCAATCTGCATGTCCGAGAAGATGGCGAGAATCATACCCTCAACCTGATCAGGTGTAAGCTTCTTCTCAACAATGGCGTCAAGAATGCGGTCAAAGGCACCGTGAAAGTTGGTGGAGTAACCGACCTCACCATTCTGAAGAACACGAATCATATCCACGAAATTGTCGCAGCCGTCAAGGTTGTGCCAAGTGGGATTGGTGCTGAAAGACAGGACACGCTTGCCGAGAACAGACTTCTCTGCAACTCTGCAACCAAGAGCCATTGCACAGTCAATAGGATCTCCATTCATAGAGCCAGAAAAGTCCAACATTGCAACCATTGGTCCAAGTGCACCATTCTGACTGGCATTATCTCGCCACTGGGAGTTGAGAAGGTCAATCTCAATCTGGACATCCTCGCCCGGGTTTCTGCGATAGGACCTCTGAATAAGTTCACGAGCCTGAACCGTGAAGGCATTAAGTCCAAGACGCTTACCCTTCATCTCAACCTCTCCGGAGACTGCCTTTTTGATGCGATCAGCGAAATTTTCAGCACACTGAATGCGATCCTCCTTCTCAGATCTCTGAGTACCATCCTTTTTTTTGTTCAAGAAGGCAGTCTTCTGCTTAGAGATTGTAATGGAAGTTGTTTTTGCGTGATCAATTTTTGACCAAGTTCCATCGCACTGGTGAATTTGAGTAGTGTCAAGCTCGCGGTTCAGATTGGCAAGTAGCTTGCGGAAGTCCATCTTGGCCTTGTTGACGGCACGGTCAATCTGAACATTTGTCTTTGCAGTCTCAATATACTCCTTGAAATAAACAACAGCAAGCTCATTGAAAATCCAACCAAATCGGTGAGACTTGGCACGAGGCACCCACTTGGCAGCAAGCGACTTCTTCTCGGCACTGGAGTCAATGCGAAGCTGGCCAAGCAGAAGCTGGAATGCGTGCTGCATAAGAGGGTCAGAAACAGACATCTTCTTGGACTTGCAATAGTTGCAAAAATACTTGATGTCCTTCCAAGAACCATAAGGATGGCCTTCAGTTGAGACGAACTTGGTAAGAACAAAACGAGCGAGCTCTGGATAAAACTCATTCCAAACCAGAACTTGCATATATGCAAGGGAATACTCCCCCTTTCCGTCAATAATATCACGAGTGTGACCAACCATTTTATATGCTACCGTCATTAACTCTACAAACTTTTCTCTGGATATATCCTTGCTTCCGGTAAGATTTCGCAATACTTGTCTCAGAATCTCAGCGTGAGATTCAATAGTTGCAGAATCACACCGAGTGAACTGAAAGCTCAATTGAAGGATTTTCTCCTGAAGGTCGCTGGACCAAGAATATTCTGCGTGTCCCTTCTCACCGACCTGCTTTGGCGTATAAGAGTCAAGAGCGTTTACGAGTGCTGCCATGGTTACTTAATATGGCGGGGCTTCTTTAAGTTGTTTTGCGATATGTTCTTTTTTTAGACCCCCTTATGGTCTTAAGATAAATCTTTTTTGTTTGGATTACTGCTCTATTAGCTGACAGAATTTTTGTATCCTCTGTCTTTTCATAAAATATTATCATAATCTCATTTAAATCTTGAAACATGGAAATAGATTTTTCCAGAGGTATTGCATCTATGTTTTTTATTGATTTCAAAAATTTATCGTCTTCTTGCTCGGTTTTTAAGAAATGATATATCTCCGTCGGCTCAACATCAATATTATATTTTAATATTGATAAAACGGTGTATGTTTTGTCTGCACTTTTACAGTTCTTTTTAAGTATTCCAATTATCTCTTCCCGTGAAATATAATTTGGTTCTTTTAATAGAATTGTTTCTTCTTTTATTTTTTCTATATCACTTTCTTTGTTAACATAAATATAATTAAATTTAATATATGTAACATCCTCTGTATAAAAAGCTTTGTAATCTTCGTCTAAAGATTCAAATTCGTCTATCCATTTTGTATCTAATTCTATCTGAGAATCTTCAACATCCATATTAAATTATACTACTACTTGTCTATATAATTTAATACAATTTTAAACGGCATAACATAATCCAACTAGCGTTCCCATTCATCATACTCTTCTTCCTCAAATGATTCATATTGTGACATCTTATATACTCTGTCATAAGCCCCATCTCCATGTAACTCATCATAATTTTCTTTATAATCATTCCATCTGTTTATTAGACAATTGAATATTTGCGTGGCATCATAATGGTATTCTTCCGCTGTATACTCTTCCTCTTCTACAGATTCTCCATCCACAATTAAAACTCCATCTTTAACCCTATATCTGGTCCAACCTGGAAGTAAAGGTTCATCTTGTGGAACTATTTCTTCAACTTCTTTTAAATAAGCTTCCTTAAAATTTAACTTGCAATCCTCTGTAACTACATCATTATCCCTTACAATAAGCTCTGGAAAATCTGCTTCCGTTAGCTTAATTTCAACCTTTTTCTTTTCAGTGAACCCTCTAAAATTATTATTCCTATTTGGGAGTCGGTCTTTATCTCTATCTTGGTCTCTATTGGAATATTGTCTGGGCCGTCTTTCACTCTTGAACATATTGCTCATTTCTTTGTTTGGGTTTTTATGAACCTGGTATACAGTATATATCTACTATACCTCTAAGTTCTTCCTGCATAATATTTAACATCAAATATGTTTTTAAATTTTGATTTAAAGATGTCGTTGTATGTAGTATTATCTCCTAACAGCAATTCGTAATTTCTGTTCGCCGACGTTGTATTGAAAATACAAGAAAAAAGTATAATATATATTTGCGGGAGATAGCACAAAAATTTAATTTTGGGGGGAATGTGGATTAAAGCCACTTGAAAGGTGAGTATAATGTGTTTAGGTTTTTACTTAAACATATTATATATTATAAATATATGGACTTGTCTAATAATGAACTTTTTCAAATGCTTTTAACTGATATCATAAACATGAACAACCACATTATAAACAATAATGATACAGATGACACGTTTAATAACAACTATAACCACAATATCATTTATAATAATATCATTAATAATATTCAGAATCATATTTTAAATGAAAATGAAAACGAAAATTATTATGATGTTCCACCATTATTCCCAATTTTTCCTTTTTATTATAACTCTACGCCTAATTCTCAAGCGGTTTTACATCAAAGTCTATATGAAAGAAATCCAATTAAACATGTTATTACTGAAGAAGTAAAAAATAGTTTGACCACAATTAAATTTACAGATGCAAAAGACCGAGAGACAAATGATAAATGTTCTATATCTATGGAAAAATTTAATGATGATGATGATATAATACAATTACCATGTAATCATTGTTTCCACATTGAACCTATTATGCAATGGTTAACAGAAGAAAGTTGTGAATGTCCAGTGTGTCGCTATAAATTTGATTCTATGGAAAAAAATACACGGCATATTGAAAGCAATGAATCAGTAGAAATAATAGGAATTGAAGATTTGCCGGATTTAATGGAAATAGAAGATAATTCTAATTCTCAGGAAGAAGAATCAGATGTAATAGAACTTGATGAAGAAAATAGAATTTTATTAAGTGGCCATAATATGGCATTTTCCAGAATTATTCACAGTCTATTTTCAGATGAAGAGTTTGTGACTGATTCTGATGTTGGACCTCCTTCCGCTGATACAGATGTAGATTAAATATCATCCACATTAATCTCATAATCTTCATCTGTTTGAGTTTCTTCAATGGGTGCGAGTGAAATTTGCTTTGGCTTAAGATCACTCATTAAGCTATTATACTCATCTTCTCCAGCATTATCCGAGAACTCAAAATCATTATCGGCAGAACCTCCGGAAACTGCAATAAATGTATTGTCTCTTGTAATAAACTCATTAAACCCCCCAAGAGCCTTCAATCGCTCCTTGTCCAAGTCACTATAGACCTCCAACAAGTCGCACTTTTCCAAATTTTTTCCCTCTCCAGTTTTCTCGGCTTCAAAATCGCGACCACCTACAAGAACCCACTTACCATTTGACAGTGTATTGTCACGCTTTCCTCTACCGCGAAACTTGCCACGAATAATGCAAAGCCGTTTTTTTCCGTCTTTACACATAACATGACACATCCCATTACCCAACATAGCAACGACTTGTGCATAATATTCAAACTCATCCTCTGAGAATCTTGTCTTAAAATTGGATTGCTTTCCGGAAATCTCGTATTTACGAGCTTGGGATTTGTGTCCCGAACCACCTTTTGTGTTTTTCACCATTGTCTTTTGTTAGTTACTTATATTATTTAAGATTATTTCCATTTCAATTTTTATTTGCAATTGTGAAAATAAAAATTGATCATTTTATTCTATGTATATTTTATCACAAAAAGAATAACAAAAATGAAGACTCAAATTGTCTATATTCCAAGTCTTAAATGCGAGGTTACCTTTACTATTGGTCAAAATGCCTCAGATAATGATGCAATCATTGATGCGGCTGGACCAAACGATCTTTGGTTTCATGTTGATAACAAGCCATCATGTCATGTCATTGCAACCGTTCCAGACGGTATAAATAGAAGTGACATTAAATACATTGTGAGTCAAGGCGTGGTTTTATGCAAGCAGCACTCATATCCCTCGGAAAAAAAATTGCCTATTTTATTTACACGAGTGAAAAATATTCAGAAAACAAGCAAACCGGGTCAAGTTTTCATTCCCGAGGATTGTCAATCTATTAAAGTTTGTTAAACTAGTATTCAATTTCATCTAGTTCTTCCAAAAACTCGTTATCAGGAACAAATAATCCATTTGTTTTGTGTTGTTTATAAAACATTTCCCACGTTCTCTCTTTTACAACATTTTTTATACTTTTATTTGTAGTGTCGGGTTTTTGTTCATCAGTTTCATAATTATAAGCATCATAGAAATCTTCAAAGAAGTCATCATTTGGAAAATCAATCTTCTTTTCTTCATGATTAATAGTTCCTCTGTATTTTTTAATGCGTTCATACCAAACGGGAGAATATGCCGCATAATATTCCCAATGTCTGAAATATGCATTGTTCAAATTAATTGCATTTCTTTGCAGCTTAAATAAGCTCAAGTAATTGTCTTCATCAATACCATGTAAATAAACAATTGGAAGAATTTTATATGGGTAGAAGCTGCTGTCATAATCGGAATAAATTGTTTCAAATGGGATTATATCTTTTTCCTCAACAATAACATATAATTTTTTACCCATTTTAACCTCTTCCATAATTGTAAATTGAAGCATAATGTATGCAAGTATCATGTGTCGTTTTTCAGTTTTTACTATGTTTAAGTTTTTATTTATCTTGTGTTCAACCAGTTTTTTAGAGGTTAAGGCTTTAAAATAACTTGAAACAAATGTCAATAATTCATCCAAGTATTGCTCTTTGCATTTGTGTAGGACAAATTCAGCTATATTTGTGTAATTCTTATTAATAAACCACGTTTTAACTTGAGAGATATTTATGAATTCAATGTGGTCAAATACAACGTGTGATGGTGCGTCCAAGTCAATATCAAAGTTAGTTGCTATTTGCCTTAACAAGAAGGTGTCCAAATTATAAGGACGCATCATCAAATCGCTAACAATCATTTTAATAATTTTATCTTTTTCGGGTCCTTTGGTCATTTTCTTCCATTCCTTCTGTTTTTTAACAAAATAATCGTAAAATGATGGGTTTAGAGTATAGTAAAAGTCAAAATATATTTTCCAGAGATGATTAAATAGTTCAATTTCAAATCCGGAGTAGTATAATTCATAAGCCCAAAATAGTGCTTTTTCTTTTTTATCAAGGAGAGAAGTAATGAGAGACAATTTTACTTCATCTTTAACATAAAGATAGCGCGTAAATATAATTTTCGGAAATTTCTCGAGTTCATTGGTTGGAATAATAGATGTTTGATTAGTGCAATGTTGGCCCATTTTGTTTTACTTTAGTTGATTACTTTATTTTTTTGATTAATAAAAGTAATCAATTTTTATTTAGTGGGTTTATAATCTTTTCTCATTAAAATATATAATAATGGCGAACGCGTGGCTAACATTAGTAAAAAAAACTTGGGACGAAGGTCGTAAAACAGACAAGGATTACTCTTATAAGCAAGCGATGATGGATGCTAAGATGAAGAAGCATGGCTCTAAGAAGCATGGCTCTAAGAAGGGAGGTCAAGCTGATGATGAGGAGGTTGTTGAGGAAACCGTTGAAGAGACCCCCTCTGGAGTGGAAGTTGAAGAGGAGGAGGAGGGTATCATGTCTACTTCTACTCCTACTCCTACTATGGGAGGAAAGTCAAAAAAGAGCAAGAAGAGCAAGAAGAGCAAGAAGGGTGGTAAGAAATCAAAGAAGTGCAAGATGGGTGGAAAGAAATCAAAGAAGACGAGAAAGTGTCGCAAATAACTGTAAAAACACTTGTTTATCAGTATTATACAATATATCATTGAATAATGATATGTTTTGCATAGGAGAGATTCGTTTATCAGGAATAGGATGTATTCCTTGAGTCAAAAGTTGAGAGAACTGAGAAATAAATATGTTTTTAGGGAATCCACCATTTGGGCGAAAGATATCTCTCAATAAAACGATAAAAAGTATACTTAATCCATAGTTGTTCCAAGTGGGGCTTTTAAGAAGAATTTCCTGGATTATCAATATTTTTGGCTTGTTTATAAAGGATTGTAGAGAGAAGTGGGTGGTTTCTTTATATTGTTCTATAAAAGCTTTTGAGAAACAACTTAAAGAACCAAGTCGGGAACCAGTTTCTCTCACTATTTCTTCTATATTTGCATTGGAAACACTTTCCTGCTGGTTTTCTATTAAAAAACACACTAATTGTGCTTCTGGCGGCAAAAATACATTTTTTTGATTATAATTAGAAAATAGATTACTTATTCTCTCTTTGTTCATTGTTGGAAAGTGGAAAAATCTAGAGAAATCTGTAAAGATTGGCGATTCTTTCTTATAAACCAGTGTTGATGGATGAAAATCCAAATTTACTAGCTTTGCACTTTCTAACCTTTTTAAAGACTCTAATAGGCTTTTATAACTATTTATCAAATTTAATATATATTTTCTAGGATTAGTTTCTCTCGTTGAACCATAGAATACTTGATAAAATGTGCGATTATTTTCTATATTCAACCTTTTTAACATTAAACTCTCTTGTTTGTCCGATATATCTTCAAATCTATCCGCCCATTTATAACTACCATCATCATCTATCTCTCCAATATTTACATAAGAATTACTCAATATTGGATTAAAATATTGAGAATAATTCTTTATTTGTATTATTCTTTGAGATATTTCTATTTCATTGAGAGAAAAAAAATTGGCATCAACTATTGAGAATGAGTATTTTTCTTCTATTTTTTTTTGTTTTTCTTTTTTCTCTCTATTTCCTTCAAGATGTTTGTCAAAAAAATAAAATAAATGATCTCTTGGACATATAAACATTTCAACTATAATACTATATTCACTGGTTTTTATTTATTAATTATCATAAAATATCTATTTTTATAAGTTTTCTTTATTTTGTTCATGATTTCATCTGAATCAATGTCGTTTTCCAACAATCTTGCTACTTCTGTCTTCAATGAATCCACATTGTTAATACAAAAGTTATTGAACCCCTCTGATGGTTTGTAATCATCATTCACCAAACCTCTTGAAATGTGTGCGTCCATAGTTTCTAGTAGTTCCTTGTGCACTCCAATGTATTTGCGTCTTTGCTTGGGTTCCGGCTTTACAGTACTCTTCTTTCTGAAATAATATCTAGCACTCTTGAACATCTTATCAAGAACATCCCCATCATAACCCAACTCGTGCAATCTAGTCGTCTCCTCTTCAATCAAGTCTTCCTCCTCATTCACCCATTCTTCCCAGGCTTCCTTGAAAGCAGCTCGGTCATCATATTGGTGAACCTTTGAAAACTTATACAGCTCATCCATAAACTCTTGAGTAAATTTATAGCGATAAATAGATGCAATTATATTATTTGAATCATCATCATCGTCGTCATCGCAAACTTTGTTAATAATTTGAATATTCTTGTTCCCTTCCAAAGTTGGTCCGCTGAATCCAAGTTCATTGCTATCGGCTCTAAAATTATTAATATTGAAACTATCATCAGTGTCAATACCATTATCATAATGTCTGTTAACGTCATGCTTCATAGCGTGTCCTAGCGTCGTAGTTTATTTTCATTTATTTTATATTATTTTTGATTCAATTTTTTTAGTTTTCAATAAAACAACAATATAAAAAAATATTCTTATATTGATTATTTATGAATATAGCTCACGTTTGTTCATTAGGATATTGGTGTCATACTGCTTCGTTAATTAAAAAACATGGGTTAAAATTAGAATCATATCCATTTGACTGGATTTTTATAAGTTATAAAAATATGATTCATTGCATTGAAGATAACTTTAAAACATTTTTAGATAAATCTAACTATAATAGTATTTCAAACACAAAATGTGGCCACAATATTTATCACCCAGAAACATTTAATCATCACAATCCATTGACAAATGAAAACGATTATAATTATTACTTGAGATGTGTTAATAGATTTAATACATTGTTGAAGAGAGACGAGCATAAATTGTTTATTCTTGGTCATTTTAATATGAATCAAATAGATGAAAATGTTAAAACTGACATGATTGAATTTAATAATAAACTTTCAAAGCTTACAAATAATTACACTTTATTAATTATTTTTCACTTACCTAACAAGAATTGCAATCATCATGAATTTACTTATAATGGTAATATCCATTTTTTAGAATTACACACGCTTTCACAAAGTCATGGTATATTTTTTGACAACCAAAATGATGATTTATATCTTGATAATGTATTTAAAAATACTTATAAGTTTGATGTTAAACATTTGAATGCACCTAACACAATGTGATTTTTATACATATCTATATTATATGAACTATCCCAAAACTTATATGCTTTCAACGCGAGTATTTTTAGATACATTTAATCAGTGCTATAGAAATATTGTAGTTATTAATTTACCACCAGACGGCCCTCTAGGAAAAATTGTTAGACGATTACAAATGCCTCCCCTATCTCCATTTAATGCTCCTGGACCTTGTTGTAACAGAATTGGTTATAATGATTGTGCTCTTGCATTATTTTCATTACGCGGATGTAATGGAATTGGTGTTGTTAATGG